AATGGATTATAGATCATCCAGATGTTGAACTTATGATGACAATGCATCGAGACAGCTTTATTGTTCAGCTAACGCATGTGGACAGCCGATACAGGCTCAAGCATGCGTTTTACGTTGAGCAGATGGAGCCTTATATTTTGGATGTTCTTTATGAAGAGCTAACACGCAGATTAGGTCAGACAATATTTATGGATGATCAACAGGAGGTGTTTAATGGTTGAGTATAGATGCGACAGGTGCGGAAAAAAGCGAGAAAAATACGAGCTATTCGTAGTGACGATTATTCCGCCGGAAGTATGGGAATTCTGTGACTATCTGGTTCAATACAAATGCGGAGAATTCCATTTCTGCACAGACTGTATGAAAAAGATAAACGAATGCATAGACGAACTTGGGAGGAATGAGTGATGGCTAATAAAAACGGCGATATACGCAGAAGCGATAATGGAATCTATATTTACATCACACCTGAAGAAAAAGAACAGCTTGATGCCATTTGTGATTACATGGGGATCAGCAGAAGCAAGTATGTACGCATAACATCAGATGCAATCTACAATAGAGTTCTTATGGGTAACTATGATATTTCTGCAGAAGAGATAGCAAAAAGACATAATGTTGGATACGGAACTGTCATGGATCTTTGCAACATATCGGAATAGGAGGAACAATGGTCAGAATAGCTTATATTTGCGATCAAAAACGACCATGTAGTATGTATAAGCATTGCGGAGATGAATGTAGTCACACATTTGACGAATTTCACACAGCGAATGGAATTATACATAACGTGGATGAGCTTAGTACTGAACGGTTTAAAAAGATCGGTGTAATAAACGAAGATACATATTACGAGGAGGTAGAGAATCATGAATGTTGAAGTATCTAAGATCCAAGCATTAAAAGATATTGCTAAAGAATTGCACGAGATTAATAGAAAGCTTGATCGTATGTGTAACTCCGATTTCTTTGCCAAACGCAATAAGGAGGCAGCTGTTGATAAGGAGATTACGGAATGATTAAGCATTACAAGATTATACCAATATCCAGTTACAATCGTAATATGTATGATGCAATATCTGAGGTAGCCGATGTAGCTAACGTGCCTCGTGCAATAGTATTAGAAGCCGTTGGATTAGACGCTAAAGGAGATGTCAGGGACAAACTAATAAATCCACCGACAAATTATTTCTCCGTAGAAAATCTGCTAATGACTCGATTAAATAACTATTGCCAATTTAATGGATTGGATATTCGAATCAGTAGACCAATAGTAAGGAGGCCGGTAAATGAAATACAAAACAATTCCAAAAACAGTAGACGCAATTCACTGGGACGGAGATAAGAAAACACTTGACGCGATTGAAGAACTTGTTGCAGGTAAAGCGCACATAGAGTACTTCAATCGTTGTTTATTTATAGGGGGCTTCGCCGTAAATACTGGAGAGTATGTTATAGTTGAAGGAGATCATATTTATAAAATGCTTCCAGAACAATTCGAGGAACAGTTTGTACCAGAATTTGACGGATTATTTGTTTAACGTATATACTCAAAGTTAAATATGCTATACTTAATCACGGAGGTGGTTAGTAATGCATTACGGAAAAGAAACTGATTATGGTCGGTATGTACGTATCGATCTGGAACCGGACGATGACGACTATGAGGATGATATTCCAGAAGGATGCCTGGCATGCGGAGGAGATTATCCGAATTGTGCAGACAGTTGTCCATTATTTGATGAGTAAAAAGGGAGTCCACATCGGGCTCCTTTTTTAGTGACGAAAGGAGATACAAATGAGCGAATATTTTGCACTGAGTGAAAAGGACATCGAATTCGATAATACGATTAGAGAATCTGTAAAAAAATCTAAGAGCAAGTCACATATGGCATTATACTTACAGGGACAGGAAGAGCTTAACCTTCTCAGAGAGCTGGTACAGAGGCAGAGAGACATGTCAGAAGATCTGAGTATGCTGCATGATGTAATGAAGCATTTTCATGAACTAACAGAAAAAGAAGATCATTGCATTAGTACTGACGAAGCATATTTACAGATCATCGATGAGCTAGATTCTATAAGCTGTAGTCTTAATGGTCTAATAGAGTATATTTTCGACAATGAAGAGGATGAACTTGAAACCCTCACATCTGCTCAGAAGATGATCGTTAAGGACGCTTCATCACTTATAAGGTTACATGCTGCCAGAGCTGCCAAAAACTACAGCAAGACTCTTTCTGAAGAGGACAAGCACATGCTTAAGCTGTGGGACTATATTCTCTGCACTCTCGAATTCGTTAAAGGATTATACGATTGATCCGATTCGCGAAAATTACAAAGCCTATAATGGAGAGGCACTCAGCTTCTCTTATTTTTGTGCCTAAAGAAAGGAGACGTACATGGCAACAGATTTGAAACTAATTGAAAAGACAGGAAATCTGTTAAGAAGAGGATGGTTATTTATGCAATGCAATAAACCATCAGTGATGACCGGCATGGCTATGGGAGGAGCAATTGTATTGGCCGGCTCATCAGCTAAATCGGCAGTAAGGACGTATCAGTTAAAGGATCAGATAGAAGATCTTGAATTCATTGAGAAGGCAAAAGTAGTAGCGCCGGAATGGATAGAAACTATGATCATACTGCTGTTTGTCGAGATAATGATATTTGGAGCTAACAGGGAAAACGCAAGAAGAATTGCAACTCTGGCCAGTGCATTATCTCTTAGTGAACAGGATCTGAAGACTTATCGTGATAAGGCCGAAGAGATTGTAGGTCCTAAGAAAACGAGAGAGATCGAGCATGAGATCGCTAAGGACTATGCGGCAAAGGAAAACATGAATGAACGTATTTATGATACCGGTCATGGAAGAACCTTGGTTAAAGATCTGTCAACTGGAAGGAAATTCTATAATGATCTCAACTATATTGAGGCAGTTGTCAATGAACTTAATAATGATCTTAACCAACACGGACCAGCCTCAAGCAATCCTAATCTATATTTTGTCACCAAGAATGACTTTTATAGAGCAATAGGATTGGAAGAAGTAGAAGGTGGCGAAGATCTTGGATGGAACAGTTATAGTGGTGATCTGATCGCAATAACAATGACACCGCAGACTCTTCCGAATAATGTAGACGTGATTCATTACATGAGGCTTGAAAATCTCAGTCCCACGTACACTGATGAATTCGAGGCATATTCTCACATGTAAACCGATTTGGCACAGCGATTGGTAATTCGCGAAAATTACAACGCATATAATAGAGACCCTAATACGAGGGGACATACACTTTATATTTATTTTAAGGAGGACATGAAAATGGCTAACACAGTAGTAGAAGAAACCGTAAAGGCAGTAGAAGAAGTAACAGAAGTTGCAGCAGAACCTGTAAAGGAAACAGCTAAGGTTTTTCCTAAGAAGGGTAAGACCGCACTGATCATCGGAGGAAGTGCAGCAGCAGTTGTAGTCGTATATTTCGGCTACAAGAAGCTGGTCGAACCAAGATTTAGGAAGAAGGACAACCACAAGAAAGTGGAAAAACCGGCAGAGGAAGCTATTCCGGTAGAAGCTGAACCAGTTGAAACACCTGAGGAAGCTTCTGAAGTTAAGAAATCCGGAAAGAAAAAGTAGTATCCGTTGGCGATTTTAGGAGGGGGCGTAACAGCCCCTTTCTTTTTTGTCGGATAAATTAAGAAAGGAGTATTAATTATGGCTGAACGAACTGACAAAGTCATAATTCCTAATTACCCATCAAACTCAACAGCTAAAAAAGATAGTAAGGACGATGTCCGAGTAATCGAGAAAGTTATATCTGGTACTGCAACTGTCAGAAAGAGAAATTCATGGACCAGATTTCTCGAAGGATTCTTTAATGAGGATCTTTCATATGTGAAAGACAGTATGATAAACGACATGATCATCCCTGGTATCAAAGAGGGAATACTCGGAGCTATGGAAATGCTATTTTTTGGAACAGCAAGAGGAAGAAGGACAAGTTATAGCGGAGGGTCCAGACGAAATGTTGATCGTGCTTCTTATATGATCAACTACGGAAGCTATAGCAACGGCAGCAGGTCCAGAGATAGAAGTCGAGATGACCGAGATCTGGATTCGCGATATTCTACAACGATGGACGATATCGAATTTGATAGTCGTGCAGAAGCTGAAAAGGTCCTTGACGCATTAAGAGAGGATATAGCTCATTATAATGAAGCGACGCTCTCTGCATATTACCAGTATGCCGGAGTATCAAGTAACGATTACACTGCAGGAGATCGTGGTTGGACAAATCTTGATATGGCAATTCGTCCTAGAAGAGTTCGTGGCGGAAAGTACGTATTAGATCTTCCTAGACCGCAGCAGTTAGTATAATTTGACGGAGGAGAGAAATGAAAGGAAAAATTCTTGACAAAGTAGGAAAGCTCAAGATGTTCACCGGAATGAAGGTTGAAGCTTACAGACCAGAGATATTTCTTGGAATAGGCCTTGGTCTTCTTGGAATCGGTGTTGTAGAAGCATGTAAATCTACACTTGACGCAGAAGAAGTTATTGAACCAACAATCGAAGATATTTACGATATAAAAGAAGATTATAAGGCTGAACTTATAACTGATGACGAGTATAAAAAAAGTCTCGCTACGGCCTATTTTGAGGCTTCTAAGGGTATTCTGAAGGTATATTTTAAAGCAGGTTTCTTTATTATTGCCGGAGCAGGTTGCATTCTGCATTCTCAGGGCATAATTAGAGAGGAAAATCTGCAGTTAATTGCTGCTTGTAATCTGCTGAATGACGGTTTTATGGACTACCGTAAGAACGTTATTAATGAGCTCGGGGAAGAAGCTGACAATCGATTCTTACATGGTCTTCATAAGGAAAAGCAGATAGATCTGATGACTGTTGACGAAGAAGGGAATATTGTAAAGGAAAAGGTGAAGAACGCCGAAGTACTCAATGCATATAAGACCTATTCGCCATATTCCAGATTCTTTGATGAAACATCTGATGCTTGGTCACCAAGTGCGGAGTACAACAAAACTTATATTCTTACGCAGGAAAAGAACGCAAACGATAAGTTGAGAATTCGTGGCTGGATCACACTCGCAGAGGTTTATGAGATGCTCGGATTTGATGCAACGGAAGCATCATTAGCAGTAGGCTGGGTACTTGGTAATGGTGAGAACGAGGTTAAGTTCAACATATTTGATGTCAACAATCCGGCAACAAGAAGATTTGTAAATGGCTATGAACCAAGCATTCTTCTTGACTTTAATGTTGACGGAGTAATTCTGGACAAGCTGAGAGATATTGGTCTTGCTCAGATTTGAGATTATCGAACCCGGTGTCTTGTAGAGACATATGACGGGTTCATGTACGGATTAGAAAAGGAGGATAGTTATGAATAAAATTCTGTATGCCGTTGCATTTGCAGCTGGTGTTGGAACCGGAGTACTAATCTCCAGATCATATTTCAAACAGAAGTATGAAGCCATTGCAGACGAGGAAATTGAAGATGTTAAAGCTGCATACGGCGTATTAAAGAAGGAAACAACGGATATTCTTGAGAACTTGGATGAGATGAAGGGAGAATTTGAAAGACGAGTCGAAGTATATTCACCAATGCCTGCTCCTATAAGTGATCACCCAATGGACGACATCGCAGACTATCCGTATGAGATAACAGAAGAGGAATATTCAGAGGATGAACTATCATACGATAAATGTGTACTACAGTATTACATTGATGATGATATTCTGTTTGATCCTGATGAGAATGAAGTAGTTATGGGACAGGCTACTTTGATTGGTGAGGACGGTCTCAATAAGGTAAGAGAGTCCGAAGACACATATGCACTATATTTCAGGAATGATACATATGGTGCAGATTACGAGGTCGTTCGAGTATCAGGAAGTTATACAGAGGGTAACTAATGGCTGAGTTTGATAGAGCTCGTAACAGATATTTTCGGTGGCTCCTCAAACAGATCGATTATGAGACTGTTAAAGAGGAGCATGCCGATTATTCATATTTGCTAAAAGCTTTGTTTGATAGAGATTTCTATTGGGATGTCCCGCATGATGATAATCGTGCTGCCGATGGAACACAACTCAGATTTGAAGCTAACATGGTTTACGATTTTGGTAAATGTTCGATGCTTGAGATGATGATTGCACTGGCTAAACGTATCGATAAAGAGATACTTCCGGACTTCAATCATGGTGATAATCCTGCTAAATGGTTCTGGGAAATGATCGATAATTGTGGAGCTAGTAAGTACGATAATCAGCATTGGGATGCCGAAGCTGTGAACTATATTTTGTCTTTGATCATGTTTAGAGGGTATGGAAGAGACGGAAAAGGAGGATTTTTTCCGTTGAAAAACGCAACAAAGGATCAAAGAAAAGTGGAAATTTGGTATCAAATGCAGGCTTATATTATGGAAAACTACGAAATTTAACAGAGGTTTTGGCTTCAAAAATGTAACATTTGTGACAAATTTGAATGAGTTTTGAAGACTTTTAATTTCAGATTTGTAACATTTGTGACAAATATTTGCACTTTTGTTACACTTTTGTTACACTTTTGAAACGCCGAAACCCTTGAAATTTCAACGTTTGTGACGAATGTTACACTTTTTACCCTTACCTAATATACGAAAGAAAAAATGCATATATAAAAAGTTTTTTGGGAGGGGTAAAAATGTGTAAATGTGTCACAAATGCGTAACAAGTGATTTTAGGAGATTTTTACATGGATTTTTATCAAATTAAGGAACGTACGATTAAAAAAGGTGTCATTGAAGTATATCCTGACTTTATAATCAAGCGTTCTCATGACTTAATGGTTCGTGGAAAATCCTTCTATGCAATTTGGGATGAAGAAGCTGGGCTATGGTCCACAGATGAATACGACGTTGCTCGTTTGATTGATCGAGAGTTAATGGAACATAAGTCTAAGATGAGTACTGATGACACTATTGTGGTGAGAGCCATGAATAGTTTTTCGTCACGTGCCTGGACTGACTTTAAGAAATATTTGACGTCGGTGTCTGACAATTCTGTTCCTCTTGATAGTAAAGTTACATTTGCAAATACAGAGGTCAAGAGAAAGGATTACGTTAGTAAGCGTCTGCCATATTCTCTCGAGGATGGAGATTATTCTGCGTTCGACGAATTGATTGGAAAGTTATATTCTCCTGAAGAACGTCGGAAGATTGAGTGGGCCATAGGAGCAGTTATTGCCGGGGACGCTAAAAAGATTCAGAAGTTCATGGTATTTTTTGGAGACCCCGGAACAGGTAAGTCAACTGTCCTGGATATTATTCAGAAGTTGTTCGCAGGATATTACACCACTTTTGAAGCTAAGGATCTTGGAAGCAGTAATAATGAATTTGCTACTGAAGTGTTTAGAACAAATCCGTTAGTTGCTATTCAGCATGAAGGAGATCTCAGTCGGATCGAGGACAACAGTAAATTGAATTCGATTGTTGCTCATGAAGAGATGGTCATGAAGGAGAAGTATAAACCTGCATATTCTATGAGGATCAATAGTTTTCTTTTTATGGCCACAAACAAGCCGGTTAAGATTACAGATTCAATGTCTGGTGTAATGAGACGTCTGATTGATATTCGTCCAACAGGTGATAAGTTCTCTGCAAGAAAGTATGAATCTTTAATGGAGCGGATAGACTTTGAACTTGGAGCAATTGCTAAACACTGTCTGGATGTATATTTGGAACTCGGTAAGAATTACTATAAGAATTATCGTCCGGTTGACATGCAGTTAAAGACTGACGTCTTTTATAATTATGTTGAAGAGAACTTCTTTATATTTCAGGAACAGGACGGAACAACATTAAAAGCTGCTTATGAGATGTATAAGCAATACTGTGATGATGCATTGGTTAATTTTAAGATGCCGATGTATAAGTTCCGGGAAGAGTTGAAGAACTATTTTAATCATTTCGATGAAGTTGTAAGGATTGATGGAAAACAGGTAAGAAGTTACTACAGCGGTTTTAAGAGCGATAAGTTTACAAAAGTAATGGAAGTGGAAAAAGACGAACCACTTCCATCTTTAGTTTTTGAACGACAGGAATCTATATTTGACCAGGAGTTTGGAGATTGTCTGGCTCAGTATACTACGAAGAGTGAATCGCCATTAAAGCCCTGGGCAGAAGTAGAAACCAGACTGGATGATATTAATACCAAACGACTTCATTATGTTCGTGTTCCTGAGAATCTGATAGTCATTGATTTCGACTTAAAAGATGAGTCGGGTGAAAAATCATTGGAGATGAACGTTGAAGCTGCCAGTAAGTGGCCTCCGACTTATGCTGAACTGAGTAAGAGCGGTAAAGCTGTTCATCTTCACTATATTTATGATGGCGATCCGGATAGTCTTAGTAGATTATATTCTGAAGGAATAGAAGTTAAAGTGTTCAAAGGTAATTCGGCTCTTCGAAGAAAGCTTACTAAGTGCAATAATATTCCAATTGCTAGAATTAATAGCGGTCTTCCACTGAAAGGAGATAAAAAGGTGGTTAATTTTGATGTTCTGAAGAACGAGAAGGCCCTAAGAACTGTAATTAAGAAAAGTTTGAACAAAGAATACGAACCGCATGCTACAAAACCATCGATTGACTTTATATTTAAAGTTTTAACCGATGCACATGAAAGTGGCATGACTTATGATGTCAGAGACATGAGGCCGGCTATATTAGCTTTTGCCAATAACAGTACTCATCAGGCTGAGTATTGTTTGAAGGTTGTGGCTAAGATGCCGTTCTATTCAGATGAAGCTCCTAATACAGGACAGTACGCTTCTGATGAGGTTGTATTTTATGATGCTGAAGTCTTGCCTAACTTATTTATCATCGTGTGGAAAGCTCAAGGTAAACAGGCAGTTAAGATGATAAATCCAACTCCCGTTGAAGTTGAGGATATTCTAAAGTTTAAACTTGTTGGCTTTAACTGCAGACGTTACGACAATCATATTTTGTATGCTCGATTAATGGGTTATGACAATGAGCAGTTGTTTAATCTGTCGCAGAAGATCATCAATGGAAGTCGTAATGCAATGTTTGTAGAAGCTTATAATCTGTCCTATGCAGATGTGTATGATTTTTCATCTAAAAAGCAAAGTTTAAAGAAGTTTGAGATCGAACTTGGAATTCACCATCAGGAATTAGGTCTTCCATGGGATCAGCCAGTCCCTGAAAAGCTGTGGGATAAAGTGGCAGACTATTGTGTGAATGATGTTGTGGCAACAGAAGCTGTGTTTAATGCTAGACAGCAGGATTTTATTGCCAGAGAAGTTCTGGCAGATATTTCTGGTTTAACTGTTAACGACACAACACAACAGCATACCGCTAAGATCATATTTGGAAACGACCCAAAACCTCAGAGCAAGTTTGTTTACACAGATCTTAGTGAGATGTTTCCTGGCTATATTTTTGAAGAGGGGCACAGTAGCTATAGAGGTGAAGATCCAGGAGAAGGCGGTTATGTATATTCGGAGCCTGGTATGTATACGAATGTTGCTTTGTTGGACATTGCATCAATGCATCCGAATAGTTTGATCAATCTTAATGCGTTTGGACCGTATACAAAAAACTTTAAACAGCTATTAGATGCAAGATTGGCCATTAAACACAAAGACTTTGATTCTGCGAAGAAGATGCTGAATGGTGCGTTAGCTCCATATTTACAGAGTGAAGATCAAGCAAAAGATTTGTCTTATGCCCTGAAGATAGTAATTAATAGCGTTTATGGTTTAACATCTGCTAAGTTCGATTGTAAGTTTAAAGATCCTCGTAATGTTGACAATATTGTCGCAAAGCGAGGCGCTTTATTTATGATTGATCTAAAACATGAGGTACAAGAACGTGGGTATACAGTTGCGCATATTAAAACTGACTCTATTAAAATCCCTGACGCAGATCAAGGAATCATTGATTTCGTTATGGAATTCGGTAAAAAGTATGGTTACACATTTGAGCATGAGGCTACGTACTCTAAGCTCTGCTTGGTCAACGACGCAGTCTATATCGCAAAGGATGCGTCAGACGGCCATTGGACAGCGACAGGAACTCAATTCCAAGTACCGTATGTATTCAAAACCTTATTTAGTCATGAACCAATCGAGTTCCGCGATTTGTGTGAGACCAAGACGGTTACCACGGCGTTATATTTAGACATGAATGAATCTTTGCCAGAAGGTGATCACGACTATCATTTCATAGGTAAAGCTGGGTTATTTTGCCCAATCAAACCTGGTTGTGGTGGCGGACTGCTTATGCGTGAGAACAAGGATGGCGGATATTCTTTCGCAACCGGTACAAAAGGTTATCGGTGGCTTGAATCTGAAATGGTTTCCCAATTTGGTAAAGAGGATGACATTGATCATGGATATTATAGGCGTTTGGTAGACGAAGCAATTAAAAACATGTCACTTTATGGTGATGTTGAGTGGTTTATGGAATGAAAGGAGATACTATGAATAAGACAATTGATAATATTAGAATCGATGATGCAAGAATCATATTTAGAAACTTTTCCGGTGAGGAAAGACAGTTCAATCCTAAAGGACAGAGGAATTTCTGCGTTATCATAGAACCGGATCATGCAACAATGCTTAAAGAAGATGGCTGGAACATAAAAGTTCTTCAGCCAAGAGAAGAAGGTGATGTTCCTCAGCCATATTTGCCAGTGGCAGTCAGGTTTGGTGCATATCCTCCTAAGATTGTCATGGTTACAAGTCATGGACAGACTAAACTTACTGAGGAGACAGTAGGACTTCTTGATACGGCAGAGATAGCAAAGGTTGATCTTATTGTTCGTCCTTATGAATGGGATCCGGGTCGTATAAAAGCATATGTCAAAACGATGTATGTTACTGTCGAGGAAGATGAACTTGAGAGAAAGTATTATACACCTGCTCCAATGCTAAACGATGATTATGATGAGTTTTAAAGAAGGTGATCGCCATAGCTATTGAATTATATGACCATCAGATAAAGGCAATTAAGCAATTAAAGACTGGTTCTATATTGTGTGGTGGAGTTGGTTCGGGCAAGTCTCGGACCGCTATCGGATATTTTTACACACAAGTATGCCATGGCGAAATACCGATTAATGGTGCCGGTTCATTTAAAAGAATGACCGAACCGAGACCGTTGTATATTATTACAACTGCTCGTAAAAGAGACACAATGGAATGGGAGCAAGAGTGTGCTCCATTTTTATTGTCCAAAGATCCTAGTACATCTCAATCCCTTTTGGTCATTGATTCATGGAACAATATTTCAAAGTATGTTGATGTTAAAGAAGCATTCTTCATATTTGACGAGCAACGTGTTGTTGGGAAAGGCGTTTGGGTAAAGTCCTTTTTAAAGATAGCGAAGGCTAATGACTGGATTCTACTAAGCGCCACTCCTGGCGATACCTGGAGCGATTATATTCCAGTATTCATTGCTAATGGCTTCTACAAGAACCGAACGGATTTTGAACGTCAGCATATTGTTTGGAGCAGGTTTGCAAAATTCCCTAAAGTAGATCGTTATGTAAGTACTGGTAAACTATTACGATTACGTAAAAGTATATTAGTAGACATGGAATTTACGAGAAAGACTATACATCATGAACAGTATATTCTATGTGACTATAACAAAGAACTCTACAATTTTGCGGCCAAAGAACGATGGGATATTTTTAATGATGAACCGTTTAAAGACATATCCAGTTACTGTGTAGCTTTACGAAAGATAGTCAATAGCGATCCATCAAGACTCGACTGTCTATGGGATATTTTCCAGGAGCATCCAAAAGCAATAGTCTTTTATAACTTTAATTATGAGTTAGAGTTGCTTAGGAAGTTTGCTAAGGACCATGATATTTTGGCAACCGAATGGAATGGCCATAAGCATGAGCGAATTCCAAAAGGTGACAGTTGGCTATATTTAGTACAATACACTGCTGGAGCCGAAGGATGGAATTGTATAGAGACCGACACCATTATATTTTACTCACAGAACTACTCATACAAAGTAATGGTGCAAGCCGCGGGAAGGATAGATAGAATGAACACACCGTTCACTGATCTATATTTTTATAAGATTAGGTCTAAAGCGCCAATCGACTTGGCTATTGCTAAAACATTAATGCGAAAGAAAAGTTTCAATGAGCGAAACTTTGTCTCTTGGTAGCATATTTTTGAGCATTCAGGCCTCGCGAGAAAAACAACGCATATAATAGAGAAGGAGAAGGATTGAGGGAAAACCCGGTCCTTTTCTTCTCTTTTTGCCTGAATACGGCTTAGAAAGGAGCCATAAATGGCAACAAAAGAAAACAAGTTTCAGGGTGAACTAATAAAAGATCTAAAGAAGATGTTTCCTGAATGCATGGTACTTAAGAACGATCCGAACTATATTCAGGGCGTTCCTGATTTACTCATACTGCACAATGATCGTTGGGCAGCTCTTGAGTGTAAACGAAGTAAGGATGCTCCGGCTCGTCCTAACCAGCCATATTACGTAGACAAGATGTCAAAGATGTCTTACGCAGCATTCATATATCCGGAGAACAAGGAGGCAATTCTAAATGAACTTTCACAATCACTCGAACCTTCAGGGTCAACACGCATTTTTAGGAGCGAGCAAGTATCACTGGATTAATTATGATGATGAAAAATTGATCAATGCTTATAAAAAGTATCAGGCTACGATTCAAGGTACTTTATACCACGAATTAGCTTGCAATCTTATATCTATGGGCGTTCGCCTTCCTAAATCAAAGAAGACCTTAAACATGTATGTCAATGATGCTATTGGGTACAAGATGATTCCAGAACAAGTTCTATATTTTTCTGATAATTGTTTTGGTACTGCCGATAGTATCTCGTTTAAAAATAATTTGTTACGCATTCATGATTTAAAGACTGGCGAGGTTCCAGCTCATATGGAACAGCTAGAAGTGTATGCAGCTATATTCTGTTTAGAGTATGGCTTTAAGCCTTCTGAGATTGATATGGAGCTTCGAATCTATCAGAACGATCAGATTCTATATTCTGAGCCGACAGTTGAGGACATAGCTCCAATTATGGACAAGATCATAACATTCGACAAGTACATAGATCAACTTAAGGAGGAATTGTAATGGCATATTTTGATGACGAACTATACCATTATGGAACCAAAAGGCACTCCGGTCGATATCCTTGGGGCTCAGGTGAAAACCCATATCAGCATGAAGGCTGGAACATAATGGCATGGAATAATCAGCTGCGTAAAGAAGGAAAAACTGAGACTGAAAGAGCAGCGATCATTAGTGAACGAATAGGTCGTAAATTAAGCACAACAGATCTGAGAGCGGAAGTGGCTATTGCTAAAAGTGAAAAGCGTGCGTGGGACACTGCTCGTGCATGGGATCTTAAGCAACACGGATATTCTAACACTAAGATTGGCGAGATTATGGGTCTTAATGAGTCATCAGTTAGAGGCTTATTAGATCCTAAACTCCAAGCTCGTGCTTCTCAGAATGAAAAGATTGCGGATATTTTAAAACAGCAAGTTGAAGAGAAAAAGTACTTAGATGTGACGTCTGGGTCAGAGTATCAGTTTTCTGAATTAACCGACGGCAATGGAAACCGCATTACTGCAGATATTTCTTTGAACGTTAATGCTTCCAATCTTAAAACCGCTGTAGCTATATTAGAAAAGCAAGGCTATAAAAAGCATTACTTGAAAGTCGAACAGGCTGGCAATCCTGGGCATTATACTACGGTTAAAGTATTGACAAAAGGTGATGTTCCATATTCTGAAGTAAAGGCTAATAGAGATAAGATTCTGGCTCCTGGTGGAGTTTATATTGATACTGGCAACAGTGTGCGTCACATTAAACCACCATTAAGCATTGACTCTAAAAGAGTAGCTATTCGTTATGCAGAAGATGGAGGAGCTCATAAAGATGGTGTTATAGAGCTTAGAAGAGGCGTTTCGGATATTTCACTTGGCCAATCTCAGTATGCTCAGGTCAGAATAGCGGTTGATGGTACGCACTATATTAAGGGAATGGCCATGTACAATGACGACCTCCCAAAAGGTGTGGATATTTTGTTCAACACTAACAAGCATAAAGATGTTCCCAAAATGGATGTACTTAAAAAGATCAAAGATGATCCTGATAATCCATTTGGAGCAACTGTTCGCCAGATTCAGAATGACAAAGGAGAAGTTATATCTGCATGCAACATAGTTAACGATGATAGCGATTGGGGGCATTGGAGTCGAAATTTATCTTCTCAGATGTTGTCTAAACAGACACCAGAATTAGCTAAACGTCAACTCGGAATTGCATATTCTCAAAAAGAGCAAGAATACAACGAAATCTGCAGTTTGACTAACGACGGCGTTAAAAGACGTCTTCTCGAGTCATTCGCAGATAGTTGTGATTCGTCCGCAGTACATTTAAAAGCTGCAGCTCTTCCTAGGCAAGAAACTAAGGTTATTTTGCCGTTGACAAAGATCAAGAACAATGAGGTTTATGCCCCAACGTTCTATCAAGGCGAAAAAGTAGCTCTTGTGCGCTATCCGCATGGCGGTATATTTGAAATGCCGGTATTAACAGTTAATAACCGCAATCCAGAAGGCCGAAATCTGCTTAAACAGGCACCAAATGCTATAGGCATAAATTCTAATGTCGCACAGCGTCTTTCCGGTGCCGATTTTGATGGTGACACGGTCATTGTGATTCCATTAAAGAATCAAAAGATTAAGACTTCAGATCCTTTAAAGGAGCTTAAAGGGTTCGATCCTTCAGAATCATATCCTAATCTTACTAAAGAAAAGGTCAAAGATGGTGTTAACTTTAATAAGCAGATGGAGATGGGCAAGGTTAGTAATCTTATTACTGATATGACCCTACAAGGTGCCAATCCAGAAAAGATTGCTCGTGCTGTAAAGCATTCAATGGTTGTTATTGATGCTGAAAAGCACAATCTTGACTGGCAGCTTTCAGAAGAGCGTAATGGTATCAAAGCACTTAAAGCCGAGTATCAAGGTGGAAAGAACAAAGGAGCTGCGACTCTTATATCTAAAGCCAGCTCTGAAACTCAAGTACCAGAACGGAAAGATTCTATATTTATCGATAAGAATACTGGGGAAAAGATCTATATTCCAACTGATCGTACATACACTAAACAATGGACGGTTGTTGATGGAAAACAGAAAACTGTTAAAAAGGATAAAGATGGCTCATTTTTCTATATTTTTGATGGCAAAAAGCATATTGTATCCCCAGATAAAGTAAAAAGCAAAGAAGTTAAGGCTATGCAATCCTCTACCAAAATGGCAGAAGAAAGAGATGCATTTAATTTATCTTCTGGTACAGTAATGGAATCTATATATGCTGAGCATGCAAATAAATTAAAAGCCCTGGCTAATAAAGCACGAAAAGAGTATATTTCTACTCCATTTCCTAAAAGGGACCCGGCGGCTGCTAAAACATATTCTAATGAGGTTAATTCTTTATATTCTAAATTAAATGCTGCATTAAAGAATACCCCTCGCGAACGCCAGGCCCAGTTAATGGCAAGCAAAGTTATCGAAAAAAAGATATTTGAACATCCAGAGTTAAAAGATAGGAATCATAAAGAAGATTTAAATAAGGTCAGAAATCAAGCCCTAGCTGAAGCTCGTGCTCGTGCTGGCTCCATATCTAGACAGTCCCGTAAATTGGATGAAAATGGTAATCCAAAACCAAGTCGTGCAATTTCTATTTCTGATAAGGAATGGGAAGCTATACAAGCTGGTGCTATATCGGGAACAAAATTAAACCAAATATTGCAGAATGCAGATCTGGATGCGATTAAAGAGCGGGCTATGCCTAGAACTCAGAAGTCTTTAACGGAATCGAAGCTTAGTCGTGCTAAAGCCATGCTAGCTATGGGCTACACACAGTCGGAAGTTGCAGATGCATGTGGGATTTCAGTAAGCACTATGCGTAACCATGGACTAATATAGAAAAGGAGGTATACAGTATGAACACTCTATACTACCTAACTACTATTGACAATCCACACAGTCCTGTTACAGAGTTCGATGAATGGTATGCGTTTGACAAAGAGAAAGGTTACAACACCTGTGCGTACTTGAACAGAGTTGTAGAGAAGAACACTAAGAACTATGAAGCTTTGAGTCAGTTTGAGAAGAACGACCTCGTCAACCACTCTATTGATGAGATTCTTGATGAGAATGTATTAGGAATCTACATAAAAGTACTACACTGATGAAACTTTAGCGATTTGGGCGAAAAGTTGATGAATTCTCCAGATTCGTAGCGCTAAAATTCTATATTTAGTACATAGAGGGGGGTAGTCGCGAAAAACACCCCCCTCCCAAATCGCGGCGGTCTTTAAAATATCTCCGGCGGGATATTTGAGAAAACTTTTATGGGGGCGTTGATGGCCATCCATATTTTTGTGTCTGATTTCAGTGTATCTCCTTTCGTCATAACCACCTGCAAAGTATACAAGATCTAATCAAACGCCTCCATAAAAGTATTCTCAAGTGTCTGTATGGAGTGCACAACTATGCAGCAAGAAGGGAGGAAGATAGTGGGTAAACGTAAAACCACATCCGTCTCGGGAGAGGAACGCAAGATAAAACCCGCTATTACTCCTGAGGCACGAGAAGATCAGCTAATAGCCTTGGCTTATAACTTGGTAGAGCAGCGGATGCGTGATGGCACCGCAACCTCGCAGGAAACCACACATTTTTTAAAGATGGGAAGCCGTAAGGCACGACTAGAAGCTGAAAAATTAAAGAGAGAAAACGAACTACTGATAGCTAAGACTGAAGCGATTCAGTCAGGTAAGCATATAGAAGAATTATACACAAATGCTATTGCGGCTATGCGTGTATATAGCGGTCAGGAGGATGAAGAAGATGATTCGGACGTATTCTGAGCTTATAACTTTTGATTCTTTCGAAGACCGGTACAATTATTTAAAGCTCCAAGGGCGAGTTGGAGAAGATACATTCGGTTTTGACCGATATTTGAATCAACAATTTTATAGATCTACAGAATGGAAACTTTTGCGCAATCAAATAATAGTCAGAGATTCAGGATGCGATCTTGGGCATCCAGATTATGAGATATTTGGACCAATATACATCCATCATATGAATCCTTTGACTAAAGAAGACATTATTCAGCATTCGGACAATTTACTAAACCCCGAATACCTTATTTGTGTGTCTTATGACACGCATCAAGGAATCCATTATGGCGATCAAAATGATTCCCCGTATCCAAAACTCACAATTCGTCGTCCTAACGACACTTGCCCATGGAAGTAAGGAGCGAATATGGATGATAACAATATTTTAGTAACAATAAAGAAGATGATTGGGCTATCTCCTGATGATGATTCTTTCGATACAGATCTTGTAATAGATATAAATTCAGTTCTGACTATTTTGTATCAGCTTGGAGTCAGTGAACTCGATGGTATCGATGAAATTATCAAAGACACAACTTGGACAGAATGTTTCAGTGAAGATATTAGCCCAAAGGCATTGAATGCAATCAAAACTTATATTTATCTCAAAGTACGTAAGCTGTTTGACCCACCGCAGAGTAGTACAACCATGGAATCTCTAACTAATTTAATTAACGAGTATGAATGGCGAATTAATGCTCTGGTGGATCCGGCATTTGAGATAAAAGTATAAAATTTGGAGGAATTATGTCTTTATCGAATACAGCGACTCCTCTTTATTATGGTCAATTTAGAGAAGCTGTAATGAGAGGAGACATCCCAGTATGTCGAGAAATCTCTATGGAGATGAATCGAATAGATCAGCTCATTGCTAATCCTGGTATTTACTATGACAGTAATGCCATTAATGGGTTTATAGCATTTTGTGAAAATGAACTAACATTAACTGACGGTTCGGACTTACATTTGCTTGATACATTTAAGCTATGGGCTGAGCAATTGTTTGGCTGGTATTATTTTGTTGAGCGTAGCGTATATGATCCTAATAAGGGTCATTATGTTCGGAAGACGATCAAGAAAAGACTAGTCAACAAACAATATTTAATCGTGGCTCGAGGAGCGGCTAAATCCATGTACGGTTCATGTGTCCAGAACTATTTTTTAAACGTGGACACTACAACTACACACCAGATTACAACCGCCCCGACAATGAGCCAGGCCGATGAAATCCTATCGCCAATTCGTACTGCAATTACGAGAGCTCGTGGCCCGTTGTATAAATTTTTGACCGAAGGGTCATTACAAAACACAACAGGATCCAGAGCTAATCGTCAGAAACTTGCTTCAACCAAAAAAGGTGTTGAGAATTTTCTGACTGGGTCTTTACTGGAAGTTAGACCGATGAGTATCGACAAATTGCAGGGGTTAAGAGTTAAGTGTGCCACTATAGATGAGTGGCTATCATGCGATATTCGAGAAGATCCTATTGGTGCTATTGAACAAGGTGCTGCTAAGGGAGGACTGGACGACTATGTCATTTTGGCTATTAGTTCTGAAGGTACTGTCCGAAACGGTTCAGGAGATAGTATCAAAATGGAGTTAATGGACATTCTCAGAGGCGAATACGTCAACCCTCATGTATCAATTTGGTATTACAAATTAGATGATATTCAAGAAGTTAACGATCCAGCCATGTGGCTCAAGGCAAATCCGAATCTCGGAAAGACTGTCACATATGAGACATATCAGTTGGATGTCGAACGATCTGAGAAAGCGCCAGCGACTCGTAATGATATCTTAGCTAAACGATTTGGGATCCCGATGGCCGGTTATACTTATTTCTTTACCTATGAAGAGACTCTTCCACATAGGCGAAGGAATTTCTGGTCTATGCCATGCGCTATGGGCGCCGACCTTTCACAAGGCGATGACTTCTGTGCGTTTACTTTCCTTTTCCCATTGAAAGATGGAAAGTATGGTATAAAGACTCGAAGCTATATAACTGACATTACTTTACGAAAGCTACCCCCGGCTATGCACGATAAATATATAGAGTTTATCAATGAGGGAAGCTTGCAAGTATTAGATGGCACTGTCTTGAACATGATGGACGTCTATGATGATTTAGACCGATACATAACCGAGTGCAACTATGATGTAGTAGCATTTGGATATGATCCGTATAACGCTCGAGAGTTCGTTGACAAATGGACTTCTGAGAATGGTCCATTCGGTGTAGAAAAAGTCATACAAGGCGTCAGAACTGAGTCCGTTCCTTTAGGAGAGCTGAAGAAGCTTGCCGAGGAGCGGCTTCTTTTATTTGATCAGGAATTGATGTCATTTACTATGGGAAACTGCATCACAATTGAGGATACGAATGGTAATAGGAAACTTTTAAAGAAACGTAGAGAACAAAAGATAGATAATGTAGCGGCCATGATGGACGCATACATTGCATACAAATTAAACATGGAGGCTTTTGACTAACATGAATAGAAATGATTATTTAATGCACTACGGCGTCAAAGGCATGAA